GTGACGTTTAGCGACGGATCGCAAACCAATTTCAATTACAAAGGTGAGGAAGGCTGGTGATGAGTAGTTTCAAAAAGCACAATCCACTGATCAATGCATATGCACAGGAGTCAGCGGAGAAAACAAAAGACATGGTGATGATGGTAGTGCTGTCCATTCAGCAGCCTTGGGCGGCAGTAGGTGGACAGATGCAGGACTACAGAAAGCTGGGCGCAGAGTCTAGGTTTGTGTGGGGCAACAAGGCAAACACGCTGGCATGGCTTGAGACTAATGTTGACAGTCTATATGCTGATGCTATGGACGCAGTGAATACCTGTAAGGGTCGAGCATTAGACATAAGGCTGATGCAGATATTTATTAGGGTTGATGGGCTAGGTTTAGCTAAGGCTGGGTTTTGTTGTCAGCTATTCGCTGGGCGTGTTGGCTGTATAGATGTTCACAACCTGCGAAGGCTGAACATACCCGAATCAGTCTTGAAGTTTAGCAAGAAGTTAAAGCCTGAATCTCAGCGCAAAAAGATAGAGGCTTATGTTGATGCTTGTAATCAGCGGCGATGCTCTTGGTTGTGGGATAGTTGGTGCAATCTTATCGCTAAGAAGCAGCCGAATAAGTGGATTGACGGTGAGCAAGTGTCACAGGTACACTTTGACTACTTGATAGCAGCAGGGTAAAACCTAACAAATGTTAGAAACTTGGAGGACGAACCATGAGAAAAAAATATTCAGTGGAAATCAAATCATATGGAGTAAACGATGAGTAACAAACCAAAAACTTACCGCGTCAGTTTCATACCTATTCAGACGCTGGAATATGAGTATGTTGTAGAAGCTAACAACGAAGACGATGCCGCCTACGCAGCCAAAGAACTACTGCAAGACGACGTTGGCTGGGATTCAGCTAAAGACTTCAACTTACGAACTTTGGAGGATGTGTGGAAACTAGATTAGTAATGGTTGCGATACGGCGCACTGGTAGAGGTAGCGCATACCGATTGGTACAGGGTAGAGTTTTACCTAACGGTAAGACGATTGTAAAAAGAAGTGTGGTGGCTGGTATGATCGAAGAGCTAGGCATCCAACGTGGTGAGGCATACAGATGAAAGTACTTGTAGCGTGTGAGTCTAGCGGCACAGTCCGCGAAGCTTTTAGAAAGCTTGGGCATGAGGTTTGGTCTAATGATCTGCTGCCTGCTGATGATGGTAGTGAGTATCACTTACAGATGGACTGTGAGGAGGCGATAGGTTGGGATGATTGGGATTTGATTATCATGCACCCACCCTGTACGGCCTTGGCGGTCAGCGGCAACTCTACCTATGCGAAGGGAATGCCTAAGCATGACGAGCGTTTGCGGTCGATTGAGTGGACTACAAAGCTTTATCAGTTGGCTATTATTGCCTGCGACAAAGTGTGTATGGAGAACCCTGTCGGGGTGTTACCGTTCAAGCCTACGCAGTATGTACAGCCTTGGATGTTCGGTCATCCTGAGTCTAAAAAGACAGGCTTGTGGCTTCATGGTTTGCCCAAGCTGGGCGAAACTAACAACGTAAAAGAGGAGTTTGATGGGCTACCAAAACGTGAACAGCAACGGCTGCACTACCTACCACCGTCAGCGGATAGGTGGAAGATACGCAGCAAAACTTTTCAAGGTCTGGCAGATGCTATGGCCGAGCAGTGGGGATAGGTATGTTGATTGAGAAGAGGTCTGGACTTACAGGCAGGGTGCATGTCTTAGATGTGCCGGTAACTGTGCAGCAGATAGAGGCTTGGCAGGGTGGAGAGTTGATTCAGAACGCTATGCCTGACCTGTCTGCTGAGTTTCGTGAGTTTTTAATGACAGGCATAACGCCTTTTGAATGGAAAGAAAATTTTGGAGAATAAGATTATGGATTTGTATGACGATAAGTTTTGGGATTGGTTAGATGAGTGCCCTGTTGAGCATAACGCAACGCTGCACATGGTTGATATGTACGGTCAGCGCCTAGCAGGTGTTACCTTTTTTAAGGAGGATGAAGATGAGGACTCCTAAGTACGTGTTCACCCGTATACCTAATGATGAGGCCGGGCGTGAGCTAGTTGAGCAGATGCGTAAGTACCTGAACAGGGACAGGTATAGCCTACGGGTTCGGGGTCAGGGTCTTATTGACGGTGAGAACTGGAGGCGTTACGGTTACGGTCAGCCCTTGGATAAGTCCAAGTACATCAGAATCTACGTAGAGGAGAAAGCTAATGAGCAATAGAACGAAGTTCGGTAAGACAAGGGACGTAGCAGAACCCTACGCTACTTTCAAAAACCCACAGGGTTGGGAGTGGCGTGTACTCAAGACGTATCAGAGCGTTAAGAAGGAGCGTGACAATCAGTATGCAAGATGGTTTGTTGCAGCTAAGTCACCGCTTACGTATGATAGCTGGGAGTACGGTGATACATATGTAAGAGAAGTTGAGAACTACGGTCACTTAACTTCAGCAACTAGTGAATGGTTAGAGGAGTATTTGAATGAACTTTCATGATGTGAAAAGTATAGATGTTAAACGTGACATCAAGCGTGGTTGGACTACAATCAAGATTACTCGGCATGAGAGGCTGAGTATGGAGCTTGATACAGAGTTAGATATTGCTAAGGCTTTTGGTATCAACAGGTGGGACATGGCTGATCTTGTTCGCCGTATCAATAAGAACGGTACGATAACTGATGAGATAACTTTGTTCCATGTTGACGATAAGGACATAGCTATAAATATGGAGACGGTAGATGAGTAATGATATATGTTGGGTTGAGGCACATAAGTCTCACCCAGATGCCCCTTGGAATCAGCCCGATGCTGGTGACCTCACCTTTGATTTTGAGGTGACGATACAGTTGGTGGTTAGGGCAGTAGATAGACACGATGCGGTGAATATAGCTGAGTCGATAATAAAGCCGTCAGCAGAACTGCTTGACGTAGAAAGCATACAAGTAAGGGAGATTTGATATGATATACCGACTGCGTAAGTTTAAGACACGCTATGGCGTACATTCCGGGCGGTGCTATACAGGCATCCACTTCGGCAAACGCTCGTGGTACATACCTCATCATGGCAGGGGTCATCTGTTTAAGGTTGAGGATACGGACGGCAGGACTATGGTGTCCCGTCTCATAACAAGGAAATAACTCTCCGGCACCTGAGCATGTGTATAAACTGCTCGCCTTAATTTGGAGAATGAAATGGATAGTATAGATATATTTGTGGATCACTTTGTTGTTCACTCTGAAAGCCGTGAGGCTTTAGTACTGAACGCCGGTAGTTCAGCGGAGTTTGAGAAGCACTTGCGTAATCTTGTATCACAAGAGATTCGTGCCGCCTTATCAAAAGAGATCAATGTTTTTGAGGAAGAGATCGTGAAGTCTAAGGGTGTCAAGCGTGAACGCCTTATTGATGGCTCTAACGCCTTGAGAGGTCTTAGAAGTGATCTTGTATGGGCAAAGGTTAGAGAGGGGGTGTCAGCATGAGTGACTTGTTTTACAAGGCTGTCAAAGCCCAGAAAAATCTTGATAGGGTATACCCCGATAGGTACTGGCCTGTCGGGGCTGAGTCCCCACCTAAGCCGCACATCATAAAGGTTACTAAGATGTATGCACAGGGCGTAAGGCCGCGTGACATCGTCAAGCAGCTTGGTATGAGTAAGCCTATGGTGATCAGTATTATAAAGCGTTCACGTTTCCACCAAGATACCAAGTACCGTGCAAAACATAATTGATATGTGTAATCACATCCTTGGGTTTAGTGAGTGTTACTTTGAGACAGGCATCGTAACACCTGTTGTTCGTGAGGATGCTCTAAGGCTGTGTCAGAAGCATGGTGATGACTTCTGTATCAGGTTCGTTGCTGTGTACCTTGAGGTTCAGAATCAAGAATATCAAAAATTCTCATGACACCGTTCAGGTTATCCTGTACAATACCTTCAAGGTTTAAAGGAGATATATAAAATGAGTTCTACAGATACTAGAATGGAGTTTTGTTCAGATGTAGATGATTGGTGGTGTCAGTTGTTTGCGATGAGGTTGGGTGCTCCGCTGCCTTCTGAAAGAATTAAGCTAAGGTTCATTGGTTTTGTTGAGGATCGTTGTACTGAGGTAGGTTCTTGGAGGATACGTGACGATGATTTAACAGAATTATTTTCTGAATTTTTAGATGAACTAGGAGGCTGGTAATGTTATTTGATATCACTACTGAGGAGTACAGGGCTTTCACGGCATCACATCTTATTGGATTGTTATATGAAAATAAGTCTGCGTATCACATAACCTACAACATGCACGGAAAAGACCGGCATTGTTTAGAAATAGAGGAGGGCATTGACGGATCTTTAGAAGAGCAAGTCTCTG